AAGCAGGCATGGGAAGTGTTCCGGCCTGCGCGCCTGATGTGCAAACGCACCCCGCTGCTGGTGGAGGCGTTCGGCATCGAGGTCAACGCTTCAAACCTGAACCGGCCGGAAGACGGCGCCCGCTTCGAGCCGCTGATCGGTAACCCCGGCGACGGGGCCTCGCCACACTGCGCGATAGTCGACGAATATCACGAGCACCCGACCGATGCGCTCTACACCACAATGCTGACAGGTATGGGTGCACGCAGGCAGCCGCTGATGTGGGCGATAACCACCGCGGGTTATAACATCGAGGGGCCTTGCTACGACAAACGTCGCGAAGTGATTGAGATGCTGAATGGTTCGGTGCCCAACGAGGAGCTGTTCGGCGTGATTTATACGGTCGATGAAGGCGACGACTGGACTGATCCGAAGGTGCTGGAGAAGGCAAACCCGAATATGGGTGTGTCGGTCTACCGTGACTTTCTGCTGAGCCAGCAACAGCGCGCTATCAATAATGCCCGCCAGGCGGGTGTGTTCAAGACGAAGCACCTTAATATCTGGGTCGCTGCCCGGGCCGCGTTCTTCAACCTGGTGTCCTGGCAGAACTGCGAAGACAAGACGCTGACGCTGGAGCAGTTCGAGGGCCAGCCCTGCATACTGGCGTTTGACCTGGCGCGCAAACTGGATATGAACAGCATGCCGCGGTTGTTTAGCCGGGAGATTGACGGGAAAACACATTATTACTCCGTGGCGCCGCGGTTCTGGGTGCCGTATGACACGGTTTATAGCGTCGAAAAGAACGAGGATCGCCGGACTGCCGAACGTTTTCAGAAATGGGTAGAGATGGGGTTACTGACGGTAACTGACGGAGCGGAGGTGGATTACCGCTACATCCTTGAAGAGGCCAAGGCTGCGAACAAACTTAACCCGGTTAGCGAGTCACCTATTGACCCGTTCGGCGCAACTGGCCTTTCGCATGATTTGGCTGATGAAGGGCTTAACCCCATCACGATTGTCCAGAACTACACCAACATGTCTGACCCGATGAAGGAGCTGGAAGCCGCCATTGAGTCGGGCCGCTTTCATCACGACGGCAACCCGATCATGAGTTGGTGTATCAGTAACGTCGTCGGGAAGTATCTGCCTGGTAACGACGATGTGGTTAAACCCATCAAAGAGCAGAATGAAAACAAAATCGACGGCGCGGTTGCGCTGATTATGGCGATCGGGCGGGCAATGCTCAAAGAGCCTGGTGATTTCCTTTCATCTCTCGATCCAGACGAAGAGTTCTTAATTCTATGAAATCACTTATCACCGATGTAATCGGGCTGGCCGGTTACGGCCTGCTCACGTCCGGATTTTACCTGCAGTTCGGGTTGGCTCCGGCACTGATGTTCTCCGGCGGACTCCTGCTGGTGGCGGGACTGGTTATGGCCAGAAGGGGGAAGCGTGCTGCTTGATTCTCTGTTCAGAAGCGAATCTCTCGAAAATCCCGGCACGTCAATAACCGGTGATGCAGTTGATATGGAGGGGCTATTCAGGGCGGATGTGTACGTAAGCCCTGAAACGGCGATGAGGCTGGCGGCGGTGTATGCCTGCATATACGTTTTGTCATCAAACCTCGCTCAGATGCCGCTGCATGTCATGCGAAAGCACAACGGCAAGGTTGAACCCGCGCGGGATCATCCTGCGTTTTACCTGGTTCACGATGAGCCGAACACCTGGCAGACCAGCTATAAGTGGCGCGAACTGAAGCAACGTCACATCCTCGGCTGGGGCAATGGGTACACCTGGGTTAAGCGCAGCCGCCGCGGTGAAGTGACTTCCCTCGATTGCTGCATGCCGTGGGAAACGACCCTGATTAATACCGGCGGGCGCTATACCTACGGGCTCTACAACGAAGAGGGGGCTTTTGCCATCAGCCCCGACGACATGATCCACATCCGGGCGCTGGGGAATAACCAGAAAATGGGCCTCAGTCCAGTGATGCAACACGCCGAAACAATCGGCATGGGCATGAGCGGGCAGAAGTATACGGAAAGCTTCTTCAGCGGAAATGCCCGCCCGGCCGGGATCGTGTCCGTTAAAAGCGCGCTCAACAAAGACAGCTGGGGCTGGCTTAAAGAACAGTGGCAGAAGGCGTCGCAGGCGTTACGCAGCCAGGAAAATAAAACGATGCTCTTGCCTGCGGATCTGGATTACAAGGCGCTGACTGTGTCGCCGATTGACGCTCAGATCATCGACATGTCAAAGCTCAATCGCTCGATGATTGCCGGGATCTTTAACGTGCCGGCGCACATGATTAACGACCTGGAAAAAGCCACCTTCAGCAACATCACACAGCAGGCCATTCAGTTTGTCCGCTACTCGATGATGCCCTGGGTGACGAACTGGGAGCAGGAGTTTAACCGCCGCCTGTTTACCCGCGCCGAGCTGTCTGCCGGGTATTACGTCAGGTTTAACCTTACTGGCCTGTTACGCGGCACCCCGCAGGAACGCGCACAGTTCTACCATTTTGCGATCACCGATGGCTGGATGAGCCGCAACGAAGCCCGCGCTTTCGAGGATATGAACCCGGTCGACGGCCTGGACGAAATGCTCGTCAGCGTCAACGCCGCCAATCCGGCGGACGATTTCAAAACCACCAAAACCGAAAAGGAAAAAACCGATGAGTGATCGCGAGACTCGCTGTTATAGCGGTGAGGTCCGTGCCGAACAGCTGGGGGAACAGCCCACGCGCATTATCGGTTACGGATCGGTGTTTAACAGCCGCTCCGAACCCCTCTGGGGATTCCGCGAGATTATTAAGCCTGGCGCTTTCGACGACGTGCTGGGCGACGATATCCGTGGGCTGTTTAACCACGACCCGAACTTTATCCTTGGCCGCAGCGCTTCCGGTACGTTGAGCGTCAGCGTCGATGATAAAGGGCTTCGCTACGACATCGCGGCCCCTGACACCCAGACCATTCGTGATCTGGTGCTGGCACCGATGATGCGCGGCGATATTACTCAGTCGTCTTTCGCATTCCGGATCGCCCACGACGGCGAGCACTGGTACCAGGACGATGAGGGTATCGTCATTCGCGAGATTAACCGCTTTTCCCGGCTCTTTGATGTAAGCCCGGTTACCTACCCGGCCTATCAGGATGCCGATTCCGGAGTTCGCTCCATGAAAGCCTGGCAGGAGGCGCGCGACAGCGGCGCGCTGGCGCAAGCCATTAATCAACGAACGGCGCGCGAGCGCATGCTGACTCTTCTTAACGCGTAAGGAAAAACCATGAAATTGCATGAACTGAAGCAGAAACGTAACACCATCGCCCGTGAAATGCGTGCGCTGCATGAGGGGATCCCTGAAAACACCACCTGGACTGAGGAGCAGCGCACTCAGTGGAATAAAGCAAAACACGAGCTGGATGCGCTCGACGAACAAATCGGTCGCGAAGAAGAGCTGCGCCGTCACGATCAGGCCTACGTTGACGAGCAGGAGCCGGAGCAGCGTCAGCGCCAGATTAACCCGGAGAAGCAGGCAGATGAGCGCCGCGCCGCAGCATTTGATCGCCTTCTGCGCCACGGCTTCGGTGAACTGACTGCCGAAGAGCGCCAGGCCGTTAAAGAACTGCGCGCGCAGGGTACGTCTCCTGATGATAAAGGGGGCTATACCGTACCCACCCAGATGCGTAACACCATCATCGATGCGATGAAGGCTTATGGCGGGATCGCGAGCGTTGCTCAGATTCTCAATACCTCGAACGGTCAGGATATTACCTGGTCCACTTCCGACGGTACCTCTGAAGAAGGCGAACTGCTTGCAGAAAACTCTGCGGCCAGTGAAGGCGATGTGACGTTCGGCACGGCGATCCTGGGCGCCAAAAAGCTGTCATCCAAAATCATCCGCGTTTCCAACGAACTGCTGCAGGACAGCGGCGTTGATATCGAGGCCTACCTGGCAGGACGTATTGCGCAGCGTATTGGCCGCGGCGAGGCTAAATATCTGGTGCAGGGCACGGGAGCTGGCACACCGCTGCAGCCAAAGGGTCTGGCGGCTTCAGTAACCGGGACCGTCTCTGCGGCAGCGGCGGCAACGTTTACCTGGCAGGAAATGAACAGCCTGAAGCATGCGATTGATCCGGCATATCGCGGCGGACCTAAATTCCGTTGGGCATTTAATGACGGTACGCTTCAGGTAATTGAAGAGATGGTTGATGATCAGAAACGCCCGCTGTGGCTGCCTGATGTTGTTGGCGGTTCCCCGGCGACCGTTCTGGGTATTCCGTATGTGATCGATCAGGCAATTGATGCGGCAGCAGCCAGTAAGAAATTCATTTTCCTGGGGGATTTTAACCGCTTCATCGTTCGCCGCGTTTCCTATATGACCCTGAAGCGCCTGGTTGAGCGTTACGCCGAATACGATCAGACGGCGTTCCTGGCATTCCACCGCTTCGACTGCGTGCTGGAAGATACTGCCGCCATCAAGGCACTGCAGGGCAAACCAGCTACGCCGTAATCCATAGCACTGCGATAACGGATGCCGCGTAAGCGGTTTTTTTATGCCCGCAATCTGATGGTTGCGGGCTGGAGAAAGGCCATGGCGCTAACGATTGACGAGTGCAAAGTGCAGTGCCGAATCGATGGTGATGACCCGGGGGATAAACAGCTTCTGGAGATCTACATCGGTGCGGCGCGTCGTAAGGCTGAGAGCTATACAAATCGCCAACTCTATGATGACGTGCTTCCGGCAAACGATCCGGATGGGCTGGTTATCAAAGATGACGTCAAGCTGGCGCTGATGCTGCTGGTCGGACACTGGTATGAAAACCGGGAGCCGGTGAACATCGGCAACATCGTATCGGCTCTCCCCTTTAGTTTTGAATCCCTTCTTGAGCCTTACCGGTTCATTGCACTGTAGGAGGTGATATGCAGGCAGGTAGGCTACGGCACCGGGTCACCATTCAAAATTATGTCACCACCCGATCCCCCTCCGGCCAGCCCGTCGAGCAATGGTCTGATGGTGAAACGGTATGGGGTGAAGTTCTTGCGGTCAGCGGCCGCGAACAGCTTTCCTCCGGCGCGGAATCGCCTGAGGCAACAGTCAGGGTATGGATGCGTTTTCGTAAGGACATATCGGCCGCTTCACGGTTGAAGATACTAACGGGACCGCTTGCCGGCGCGCTGCTTAACGTTGTTGGCCAGCCAATTCCTGACAGGAAAGGCGCTCGCCTGGAAATTCTTTGCAAGAGAGGTACTGAAAAGTGATCGATCTGAATCTGGACTTCTCGGGGCTTGAGGACATCGCTCGCGACCTTACCCGGCTGAGCAAAGCTGAGAACAACAAAGTGCTGCGTGATGCCACCCGGGCTGGCGCTGGCATATTGCGTGAGGAAGTTATTGATCGGGCCCCGGTGGATACCGGGAAACTTCGGCGAAATGTGGTGGTGATAACGCAACGCGGTCGAAATGGCGAGATTACTTCTGGCGTTCATATCAGAGGTGTAAACCCACGAACGGGTGGTAGTGATAACGCAATGAAGGCATCCAATCCGCGCAACGCTTTTTACTGGCGCTTCGTTGAACTCGGTACATCGAATATGCCTGCGCACCCCTTCGTTCGCCCGGCATTCGAT